TAAATACTGTATACTTATCTAAATCATACTTATCAGGATTTATCCACAGTACATTATGCAATACTGGTTCTTTTGTACTTAATACTAAATCTCTAAAGTGTTTCATATTGTATTATATTTATTTTAATTCAAATCATTTTTTGTTGCCAACTCAACACCATTGTTGCCGTAGTTCTTGCCATTGGTATCATCACTGATAGTTTTGTTGTTGAAATTATTCCCAATCATGTTTGCGCTGAAATTATTCCCAATGGTATTATCACTGAAATAATTCCCAATGGTATTAGCACTGAAACTATTCCCGATTGTGTTTGCTTGGAAATAATAACCAATCATGTTGAATTCAAAAAAATCTCCAATCGTGTTGTATGAAAAATTAATCCCAATGGTGTTGCAGTTGAAACTATTTCCAATAGTGTTAGAATTGGACCTACTTCCAATAGTGTTAGAATTAAGTCCATAATACCCATCATTAGTATTAAATGATAGCACAACATTGTTACCAAGAGCAAAAGCAAAAGTATCTACTCCTTCAATGGTAAGGTCATAAGCGGTAGCATAACCAAACACATTGTCATAAACACCTTGTATATAACCCTCATCATTAGGCAGAGTGTTACCCACAATACTTGCATCTTGGCACATATCATTATACCAAAGATTGAGAGTATAGCACCAAGTTTCAGTACCATTCTCATCATACTGACCATTAGTAAGTTTACGTTTGAACTGAATATTCTTAAAGTCATACTTAATGTCATTGTTGAACTCATCAATAAGTCGATAGATTACGCCACGACCATTAGGAAGTCCTGTGCCTTCTTGAGCAGGAGTGTAAGAAGAAACAGTATTATATTCTACAAAAGTACTTTTTGCTGGAAGGTAAGTTGTATCACCTACTTCAGGAGTTTCTTTATCTGTATAACATAAGCCACTTCCATCACCATTAGTATCCCATGCATATTTTCCGTCTGTATCATATTCCGAGCTTCTAAAGTAATCATCATTTATACTCGCAGGAATACCTTCATCCACACTATCATCAGCCCAAGCAAACCTACTCTTATCATTATCTAAACAATACCATACTTTCCATGCAGATAAGTTGGAGTTTTGGAAATAGTTGTATTGGAGGTTTTTTTCATCAAGAGTAGTTGAATCTTCAACAAAAGTTGCAGTCTTATTTAATATATTAATAAATAAGTCTTGTGTAGTTTCTGTAAAACTATAAACTACATTGCTATAACCAAGCAAAGTGTTACAATCTATAAGATTACATATTTCATTATTTATTAAATAAACATAACATTTCTTAGTAACCCCATCAGTAAAAGTAACATCATAAATGTTATCATGCATCATAGCCCAACCTTCTTCTGCTAACTTGTTAGCACTTAAAGCAAACAGAACAATATCAAATTGATGACCTGCTGATTTAGTGTTCTCTTGAGTAGTAGTGCATTGATAATCTGTAATACGATAAAGAGCACCTGGAGTTAATTTACCAGCATCACGTTTATCTTTAAGTTCTTGCCAAGTGGTCTCTGTTACACCACCACCTAATGGACTCCATTGTTTAGTTACATTGTTATATATTGATGGTTCACCTGATTCTTTATCTATACCTATAGTACCGCCTTTAGGATTATCAGCAGTCATTGCTTCTTTATTGGTATATTCAAGTTCTGAATCAATAATTGTCCAACCTTGAGATGTAGAACGATAAAATTTACCATCCTTTAACCATATATCATTAGGGTTTTGTGGTGGGTTTTGTTGTTCAACTATATTTCTTCTATTTTTCATTTTGTAGTAGTTGTTGTACGTTGTTTATTAATTTGCATTCTCTTAAGTTCAGCATCTTTTTGATTCTTACGTTTAGTTTCCTCAAATTGTTGCTGCTGTAGTTTGAACTCTTTCTCATCTAAAGAGTGTTTGAGATTGAATTCCCTTGCTTTCTCTGCTCTATCTTCATCAGCAGTATTATCAAGCATATCAGTATATTCTTTACTAAAGAACTGGTCCTACATAGCCTAAGTTTGTATCCTAGCTACTGCTATTCTAGTTTCATTATCTCTAATATTAGCTGCTTCTTTCTGTTGTAATTCAGCCTCTTTCTATTGAAGTTGTGCTTGTAGAGCTTCTTGCTGTGCTTGCATTTGCTGTTGTTGCATCTGCTGTTGCATTTGACGCATATCTGCTTCATTCTTCTCTATTGCTCTTTGTTTCTCAGCTATAGAAGAAGTAGAATAAATCTTCATAATAGTAGAGAATGATAATGCCTGATTTTGTAGAGCAGCTTGAGCAAGACCTTCAAGTTGTTGATTAAGTCTTTCTGCTAAGTTACCATTCTCAACAACCAAACCATAATCATTTTCAGCAAACTCATCACCATCAATATCAATAAAAGCCATAGAGCCATCATCAAGAATATATTGGAATTTCTCACTTCTGCCCTTTAGTGCAATCTTAGCAGTTTCAATAAGACATTCACATACTCTTCTTTTTATATCTTCATGTGTAGTAAATACCCATTCAGTAATATGTGAAGATTGAAGTGTTGCTCTTTCTACACCACCAACAGTTTCACGGTTTTGTATCTAACCTTCACGTTGTGGAGTAATACCAATCATATCAGCCATTTCCTTTTTTAACCATTCAAGAAGCTATATGTAACCTTGTATTGTATTACCCTGTTCAGCATCAATTATACCATTGGAAGCATTATTCATAGCACCTGCCAATTTACCAGTAGCAGCACCAATATTACCTTCCTCAAAACTATTCTCAATAGCAAGTCCAGCATTCTTTGCGTAGTAAAGCCATTTCTCTATATCCCAGCCTTCATTCTTAGGTATCTTCGCTAAATCTAATCTTACAATCTTACCCCAATTCCTTGCCATTAATTTATTTAATCTATCATGATAAATATCATAGGCATAGTTATAAGGTTTCATCATATCTACCATAGAATAAGGTTTACCATCAGCAAAGTTATACACATTACCAATAATACCAAAATGACATAGTGATGGATTAGAAAGTTTATTATACTATACTGGTCTAGGTCTCATATTAACAAATATATCTTTACCAATCATAGTACCTTCCCAAGCTTCATTAACCCAGAAGATTTCCTCTTCTTCACCCATAGCTTCATCTATTACATAGTCTTCAGTGTAGAAGTTAAATTCTTCTTCTCCAGTTTCTTGGTTATATGACTTTACTCTCTTTATCTTTCTTTTAGATTTCCAATATACTTGAAGAACTCTAATATTACCTGCTAAATCATATGGCATTAATGAATCATTTAAACCTCCATTACCTGTAGGGTCAAATAATTCATCAACCATAGTACCATCACATTCAATAAAACCTCTATAAAGGAAACCATATCTAGGGTCAATGTTGTCCATATCATCTACAGCTCCTTTATCAATATTATTAGGTGCCTCTTCAATGTGCTTTATATCTCTAGCTGATAAAACATCGTAATATGTATCAATGATTTTACCTGGTGACCAATAGTCTTCAAGTATAATTATATCAGCATCTTCTGCTCTATTGCTATAACCTGATTTATATAATCTAATCTTGCAGGGATTTATAAGTTCTACCTTAGGTTCACCACCTATAATATCAACTTTGTAGAACTCTTCACCTACAGCCATAGCCATCTTAAAACCATCATTGAATATTTTTGGAAGATTCTGTTCTAACTCATAGTGTCTGAGAAGATAATTAGCTCTCTTCTCACGCATATCTTTCCATCTATAAGTAAAGTATTCAGATATTTCTTGCATCTTTGCTTGAAATTCCTCTTCTGATTGAGATTGATTCTATATTTCAAGCTATACTGCTTCTAATACTTCTTTTCTTTTTGCTTCTTCTATAGCTGATACACTATTAGGATTAGTTACAATTACTCTATAATTAAAACCTCTACCTATCTCCTCACCTTGAAGAAGATTAAGTTTACCGTTCATTATAGGATAATGCTAAATCTTATCAGGTATAAAATTAGCCTATAGTTTAGATGGATTGACTATAAGTGATAAATCTTCCATATTCAATTTACCATTGAGAAGATTAATGTTAATCATTTTATGACGAACAGAATTCCTCACCAATGACATATTAAAGTATGTTTTATCATTTGCCCACTGCACGCAATTCTTCCTCCAAGCCTTTGTTTTAGACTTGTAGGATAATGCCTGTTTAGGAAAATTTACAAAATCACTCATAATGTATAATATATTATAACACGCAAAAGTATAAACAATTTTCAATCAATACAACCTTATAATTATTTCTCTTATTGTTTGAAAACATTTATATTTGAAAAATCTATTTCAGTAGTATGTGGATGATATTCTATTAGGTTGTCATCTTTCTTTACATCCTACATAAAGAATGGATCTGTAGCTAAAGTCTTCTGTTTTTTCTGCATATTACTTTTTACATCACCTTGATACATAATCATTCTTTCTTCACGAAGTAACATACACATGCCTAATGCTCTAATTCTATCCACATTTATATCAGGATTGAAAAGTATTAACTCTTTAAGTAAAGCTCTATTTCTAATAAAGAATAGATTAAATACTTCTATCTGTTTCTCTTCATCACCTTCTTTAATTGTAGTTGTAACTGGTTTTATAAGCCAATTCTTTATTTGCTCATTAGCATAGTTATTGATACCTAAAGTAGCATTAACTCCCTTTAGTTTATTACCATAAAGCTAACCTTTAACCATATCTTTATCTCTCAAATACTCAGGACAATCAGCTAAAAGATACAAGCAGTTCATCTTACTGAAATATGCAAACATGCCCTTTTTATTATTTTCATATAGACATCTTGCATTATAGAATAACAGCATTAATCTTATTCTTTCATAACAGTCATCAGCATAGTCTAATCTACCAGTCCATTCACATACAATCTTATCTGTCCATAAATCTAAAATAAAACAAGATACCAAAGATACAGTACCACTGGCATCATCATCAATAGGGTCTACTCCTGCTATATATCTATGGTTAAATACATTACCTTCTTTATCTTTCTCTGGCATTTTAAATATCTCTATAGCACCATTAGCTTTATTGTCTTTTAATGGAAACTCTCGCAATGGTTTATCATTAGTTGCTATCCAAGATATTTTACCGCTTTTAGACATTGCTAAATCACCTACATATACATCATCAAACTCTGAAGGATTGTTATCCAATTCATTCAATCTTTCATTAAGCTATGTTACTGGGAACATATTACCACGAGTTCTAAGTATAGCTTCTTGTGGTGTTATAGGTATCTCAGAAATCTTTTTTGTTATAGCGTTAATGTTTGTAGAATTGTACTTTACTACATATCTTTCATTGTATATTTCAAGTAAAGCCTTAGTAACATCTGAATTACCATCTTTGTCATAACAATTAGCTCTATTAATATAACCAGGAAAAAAGAATGTAAACTCACGTCTACCCTAACCTTCTTTATCAAATACATTGGGTAATGGGTTAATACTATAACCTCTAGGATTATACATTAACTCTTGCATAGAACTAAAGTCTGATTCATTATCACCAGAAGTACCATATAAGAATATTAATCCCCACACACTACTACCATCCTATACTGAAGGAAGAAGTACCTAATATAGATTTAAAAGACGTGGGAATGTTCCACTTTCTTCAAGTAAATATAGTACACCTCTAGAACCTCTCAGTTTAGATTCATCATCTTTTGAAGTAATGCCTACAACACTGTTTTCACTACCTTTTCTCACTCCTGTTTCCTTATCCTTATAACC